TGGTTCGGTTCTAAATCGCAGTATGATGCAATCGGGGCGAAAGACTCGAACACAATCTATGATGTGTATGAGTAGGTGATATTATGGCTACAAGAGAAGGAATTTATGTCGGAGGACATGAAATCATCCAAAGATATGTTGGTAATAGGTTAGTGTGGGAGAAAGTTAAGTGGATTTATAAAACAGAAACAGATGTCCGAGAAGTAAAAAGTTACGGAAACGAAATTACAATAACGTTCAGAAGCGTCTTGTTCGAACGCACTTTAAATGTGTTTCGCGATCCTTTTTATAATAGGGTGCAAACAGGAGCAGGAGACAATAATAGAGTTTTTGAAGTAAATGTAAAACAGTGGAATTCGACTCAAGGAGGATATGATAGTGCTGGTATACAAACAGCATCAGGAATAGTACTAACGTGTAGAAACGATCAAGAAGCGACTGAGTTAAAACAAATAATTGATAGAACAAGAATTTTAAAAATTTACAATAAACATTAAGAGGTAATTAAACATGGAATTTGTATTAGTAAATAAATTTTTTAGAGTTGGCAAGACGGAAGTCTCTATTCAATGTGACAAGCCGTTTACTTTTTTCACCCGTGAGTTAGAGGGTGACCGTTTGGGTGACGCAGATGAAACACTCATCGAAGCGGTTAAAGATGTGCTACGCACCGAATTAGACCCTACAAGTGCCATTGTTAAGAACCAAGAACAATTGGCCAAAACGACTGCAGCGCTTGAACAAGCCAACCAGCTTATGGAAGGTATGCAGAAGGTCAGCTTGCATAATACTGACGATATCGAGGAAATCTTTGCACGCTTGGAAGTGCTTGAGAAACACAATGGTATTGATCATGAGCATGAGGACGAAGCAGAGGGGCATGAGGAAACACATCACGTTGCAGAAACAGAAACACACCCTGTTGAACCAGCTCCGGTAACTCCACCGGTTCAACCGGAACCACAACCGGCTACAGAAGTGTCTACAAACGGAGTCCCGAACGTGGTCGTATCTGAACCAGCACCAGCGCAACCAACTACTGAACAACCAGTAGCAGAAGCACCTATCCAACCTGCACCAGCAGTAGAACAACCAACAGAAAGCGAGACAGAACATGAAATTCCTACACCGACAAGCGAAGCGAGCACTAGTGAAAACAATGGAGGTAGCAACAATGAGTAAGATTACATTAGACCAAGCTAAAATCGACATGTACATTAACCTGCTGAAACGTGGAGCGATTGACTTTTCATTTGTCAATAAACGCTTCCGAGACCGTGTGCGTAAAGAATTGGAACGCCTTGGCTTGAGCAATTTGGCGAACTAGAGAGGTGAGTATGGACGTCTTTGAGAAAATAGAACACTTTTTAACTAGCGTAATGCCAGTGCTAACTCCAACAATCATTGCTTGGATAAGCTATCGGTTGCCGAAAAAAGCCAAAGAAGAAACAGATAAAATTGTCTCGGAACTAACCGATGTCAAGAAACAGATTAAAGATGTCCAGACTACCGCTAAAGATAGCAATTCCAAAATCGATGAAGTGCAAGCAAAATTAAAAATTCACGATGAGGCGCATCTAAATACCATGAAGTTGCGCCTTGACCGTGATATGCGACGGGCTATTAACAGAGGATATACCTCTAGAGATGAATTCTCACTAGTAGAAAGCATGCACAAAAGCTATAAAACTCTAGGAGGCAATGGATACATAGATCGTTTATACTGCGATTTTGAGAAATTGGATATTACGACAGATATCTTAATAGATGATAGATAGAAAGAGGTTCAGAATGGGTTGTAACAAACGTAGAGTTAATACAACCAATTTGGCTCGAATCGATGGTGGCGACCTTATTAAACAAGGGGATTTGTCTTCTACTTTTGGATTTGAATTGTTAGACGAGAATTACCGTGTCATGACCTCGTTTGAGGGGCAAGAAGCGGTTATCACTCTAACAAAGGGACAACGAAGATGGAAGACAACTGCTCCCGTCACTAGCCATTCTGTCAATTTTAATTTAGATAGTATTCTACCAAGCGGAAAATACCGAGTGGAAATCTCGGTTGGAGGGTATATCTTCCCGAGCGATAGAGATACTTATATTGAAATTGAAGACTCAGATAAAGAATTGGTTACGGAAGATATCTATAAATTAAAGGAATTAGATATCGTTGAAGAAGTTAAGAAACAGCTTGCAGAACGACATGTAAGCGAAGGTGGAGCATGTCCGGAAATCCCTGATTTGCTCTTTTATTATAATTTAGGAAAGGTGTAGGAATATGGACACAAGTAAATTAACAGCATTCGCACAAGCGGTCGGAGTTGACATCAAAGAATTGAAACAACTACTAAATGGTAAAGTTGACAATGCGACAGTCACACAACTGATTGAACAAGCTAAAACGGCAGTCAAGAACGACATTTTGGGTGAGGGTGTATCTGAAAAATTTGATACCCTCAAAGAAATCGCTGAGGAAATCGCTAAAATGAGTGGTAGCACTGAAGGTGCAGTGGTTCAAAAACTGGCTGACCTCGGCCGTCGTATTGACGAGTTTGCCAATCTTGATTTAGTAACAGTCTATAACCAAGCGAAAGCGTGATATCTATGAGCAACCTTGAAAATCTAGCAACCGCAATCGGTAAGGATATCAAGGATATCAAGACACGTTTTGCGACTAAAGAAGAAATGCATGAAGTGGCTGAAGTTGACTACTCTCAGATTGTCACGCATGAGGAACTAGAGGCCAAGCATTATCTGACCGAAAACCAAACGCTTAGCTTGGAAGGCAATCGTCTAAGTCTGACGAATGGTGGTTCTGTTATTCTTCCAACCGTTCTAAGAAGCGCAGAATATCGAATTTCAAAATCTGATATCGTTGGAGACGAAGTCGGTGCTACCGCAACAATACCAATCGACTCTTTGATGAATCCGATAGGTATCAAGGTTGGAGATGTAATTCAAAGCTTCAATAGTAATTCTGAAGGAGCGGATGAAAGCTATTGGGTTGTAACTGGCATCAGTGCCAAAGGTATCGCTGTGCGCAAGATTGGCTCAAGACACTTATACTCAGCATACAATGATGCTGAGCTGAAACAAAAGGTTTCAGCTTTAGAGAAGAGACCCGAACCACAACCTCCTCATCTCACATTAACAGGAAATACCCTCGGCATCGCTGGGGGTAATAATGTTACTTTACCGCTACCCGAAAACGTAGGACATGAAATCCGTGGCACAGGCTCACCAGAAGGCCGTATTGTGGCGGACATTGGGACTACTTACGTAGATATTAATGTTACCAACGGGGCTTTAAAGTGGATTAAAGAAAAAGGTAGCAATAACACTGGTTGGCGTGTTCTAATCGGCGATACTGGTTGGAGGACACTGAATTCAGTTTCTAAATTGGTAGCAAATGGTAAAACATCGTTCATCAAAATACGAAGAGTAAACAATCTTGTTACTTATCAATTCGGGGGCTTGCAGTGGGGTTGGTTTGGAGTAGGCAGACGAAATGGACCTGGATTTTTAAGACACAATAGCAGCGGAGACAAAGGGGCTAAAGTTGTTCCTCCTAACGGCATTCCCGAAGGTTTTAGAAGCGAAAATTCGCTTGTAGGACCAACTTATGACGATAAGGGTAGACCTTATGGAATTTGGTATTTAGGCGGTAAATCTGACTTAAATTTCATCCAATTCACTTTTAACGAAGACATCCCAACTAACAAAGATATTGGAGATATTCGTGTGAGCGCTATCTCATACTTGACAGATGAGCCTTGGCCTACACAATTACCGTAAAAGAAAGGAAAACACATGATTAACTGGAAACTACGACTAGAAAATAAATTCTTTTGGCTGACTGCAATCCCAGCCTTCTTGCTTGTCTTGCAAGCTGGTGCAGCAGTCTTTGGATATCGTCTTGATTTGGGTGATATCGGCAACAAGCTGATTCTGCTTGTCAATGCGGTCTTCGTGTTCTTGACTGCTATCGGTTTGGTCAACGACCCAACTACAAGTGGAATTACAGACAGCACACGAGCGCTAGAATACAAGAAACCAAGTGAGGAGTAATAATGGATATTGATACAAGTAGACTACGTACAGACTTGCCGATTGTAGGTTTTGAGCCTTTCCGTCAAGTTCATGCTCACTCAACAGGAAACCGTAACTCAACTGTTCAAAACGAAGCCGATTATCACTACAGAAAGGACCCTGAACTCGGGTTCTTTTCTCATGTCGTTGGTAATGGTCGTGTTATGCAGGTAGGCCCTGTAAACAACGGATCATACGACGTTGGAGGCGGCTGGAATGCTGAAACGTATGCAGCGGTTGAATTGATTGAAAGCCATTCAACCAAAGAAGAGTTCATGGTAGATTACCGTCTGTATATCGAACTCTTGCGCAATCTAGCAGATGAAGCAGGTTTGCCAAAAACTCTTGATACGGACGACTTGGAGGGTATCAAAACACATGAATACTGCACCAATAACCAGCCGGATAACAGTAGCGACCACGTTGACCCGTATCCTTATCTTGCGAAATGGGGTGTTAGCCGTGAACAGTTTAAGCGAGACATTGAGAACGGGTTAGGCTATGAAACAGGCTGGCAGAAGAATGATACAGGCTATTGGTATGTACACTCAGACGGATCTTATCCAAAAGACAAGTTTGAAAAAATCAACGGAACCTGGTATTACTTCGACGGTTCAGGCTACATGCTTGCAGACCGTTGGAAGAAGCACTCAGACGGCAACTGGTACTGGTTTGATAACTCAGGAGAAATGGCGACAGGTTGGAAGAAAATCGCTGAGAAGTGGTACTATTTCAATGAAGAAGGCGCTATGAAGACCGGTTGGGTCAAGTATAAGGATACATGGTACTATCTTGATAGTAAGGGCGGAAACATGGTATCTAATGAATTCGTCAGAGCAGGTCAAGGCTGGTACTATCTCAAACCAGACGGCACATTGGCAGATAAACCAGAGTTCACAGTTGAGCCAGATGGCTTGATTACGACTAAATAATTTTAAAAAATAAAACGAAAGGAAACTTTCTAAATTGTTCTTTCACCGCAGGCTCAGGCTTGCGGTTTTTTGTTTGCTCTGAAATACGCTTGATAATCGCTTGAAATTCCTGAAAAACATTTATAGATATAGGGTTAGGAGTGTTCTTTTTCGCTTGAATATCTTTATTTTGCTCTGAGATTGACTGGTTGACATCAACAAATAGCTTTATAAAGCGCTTAGTTGCCAATTTTGTTGACGTTAACAAAATTAGAGTTTGTATTTCTATTTTGCAAAAACACGCATTTTGAACGATTAGAAAGCAAAATTACAATCCTATTGTTCAAAAAAGCGCTTAGATGAAGAATAGGGGGAGGAATGGTAGGGTATTATTGTCAAAAACGTCATTTTGTTAATAATAGATCCTTTTTATTTTTTGATTATTGTCAAAAACGGTGTTTTGTTAAAAATAATATTTTTGATGAAGATTTTTTCAAATATAAATAGAAAATTGTGGTATAATGCAAGTAGATTTTAATACAGGATTGAGCCGTGATTTACGCCATTTTTTGGGAAAACATGACTTAAAACAGACCCTAAAGTCGCTATGAGTTGATTTAACAATCTTTCCAAGACTCCCACCGGCTCCATTGATAATTTACATTGTTTTGTAAATCTTTCTAAA